ATGTATGGCAAACGCTTTTGATATTGCAAACCCCATATTTTTGGAGTTGGGTCTGGTGGGCGTAGCTCAAAAGATGAAAGAGAAGGGCCAGGAGCTATATATAAATAAAGAGCGATCAATCCTTGTGTGCATGCCGCAGAGTTTGAAGATCCGGGAGCGGAAAAACAAAACGGCTCTGTATAAATTAACTAAAGGATCACAGTTTGAAAAAATGGCCCTGAACAATGATTTTATATATAATCCTGCGGATAATATCAAGCCCCAGAATTTAAAAGAGTATAAACCGATGGTTACCGTCGGAGAGATCACAATCTATAAACATAAATCTAAAACGGCGTATTATGTTTGCGAGTTGAGGTCCGGAAACCCTCCGACGTTTAAGACCGATGAGATAGAGCTGAAGCGGTATATTAAGGCGTATGGGTATTTATTAAATCGTCAGTATTTAAATAATAATATAAAGTTTGAGAATATGTTGACAAAATCACTCTTTGAGTTGTATACTATTTAGAGAAAGGCCGGGTGCGCAAGGGCAGCCCCGGAAGGGCGCGCGTCTCCCAGCCCGGGAGGTATACTCGGCCTATTTAATATGGAGGTTCATATCATGAGTGATCCAACAGTAATCGAGAGTTTAATATCAACTTTGGGGTTTCCTATCGCGGTATCAATCGCGCTTTTCTGGTATATCAACAAACAAGGCGAAAGTCACAAGGAAGAGATCGACGCACTGCGTGAGACTATCGCCGAGAATACCAATATCCTGCACGAGTTAAAGGAACTAATAAAGGTAATAGCAAAATGAGTATAAAATTTAAAGGGCGCTTAACGCCTCATTTTACAGCCGAGGAATATTCGACGGGTGTTGAAGATGCGGTATTAACCAGAGAGTCCTATCTGTTTGCCTGGGTCCTGGAGGACACCAGAGCAGAGGTGGGTCTTAAGTTCTATGTCAATTCCTGGTATCGAACCAAGAAATTAAATGAGAGCGTAGGAGGTATTCCCACGTCAAACCATTTACGCGGCTGCGCGTGTGATTTTCATCTCACAAATAAAGTTACCCGGGCGCGCTTTGTTAAGATAGTAAAGGCTTTCAAGCGCTATTGTAAACAATATAAGGTAGTTGGTGAGGCCGGAATCTATGATACATTTATACATTTAGGTTTTCAGAACGAGGCTCAGATCAGGGCCAACGGCGGAAAATTTGTACAATGGGATTTTAGAAACGGCCATGAATTATATGATAATATTGAAGAGTTAAAAGATTGATGGAGGTTTAAAAATGTTAGTTAGCGAAGTTTTAGAGTTAATCAAGGCCGGTTATACTAAAGAAGAGATCGAGGCGCTGGATGCCGGACAACAGAAGGACCCGGAACCAAAGAAGGATCCGGAACCGAAGAAGGACCCGGAACCGAAGAAGGAGCCGGAACCGAAGAAGGAGCCGGAGCCGAAGAAGGATCCCGATCCTGCCGGTGATACCGGCGACATGTTAAAGTCGGTTGTAGCGAAGTTCGATGAGATGATCAAAACAATACAAGAATCTAATATTATACATTCACAAAACAGAGTTGAGGAGGCGCCAACGAGCGAGGAGCTTTTAGCGGCAGTGATCAAGCCTCCAAGAAGCAAGTAAGGAGGTTTAGCAAATGTCAACCAACACAATGAATTTTAACCAGGCGGCGCAGATCCTGAACAACATTCACAGCCAGGTTACGGGTGAAAGTGCATTAACACCAACAAATACAAACGAGTTCATATCCGTAGCGACCAAGACAATTGCCGCCGGATATGATCCCGTTTTAAAAGCCATCACACAAATGGTTACAAGAACCATTTTCAGCATCAGGCCATACGAGGCGCAGTTCAAAGGGATCATGATGGACAGCCAGAAATGGGGCGCTATCGTTCGCAAGATGGCAATCTCAGATAAAGATTGGGAGGATTCCCAGGAGTTTGACATTGAGGACGGCCAGAGCGTTGATATGTACAAGGTAAATGCTCCCGAGGTTTTACAGCTAAACTTTTACGGGGCCATCGTATATCAGCGTCATTACACGATTTATAAAGACCAGCTGGATAGCGCTTTTACCGGACCGGATGAGTTTGGCCGTTTCATGGCAATGGTAACCCAGAATTGCATGGACATTATCGAACAGTGCCACGAGAATATTGCAAGGATGACTATTGCAAACTTCATGGCCGGTAAATATGCAGCCGCAGGCAATGCTGGATCCGACGGTGTCGTTCACCTGGTAACAGAGTACAACGCAGAAACCGGCGAGCAGCTTACAAGCAGCACGATCTATGCCCCGGAAAATATCGGAAACTTTGTTAAATGGGTATACGCTAGAATCGCAGATCTCACTAAACTTATGGAAGAGAGAAGCGGAAAATTCCAGATCCAGGTTGATGGCCACCACATTAACAGACACAGCCCGCTTGAACGTCAGAAGGTATATCTTTTCTCCAAGTTCCTGGAAGAGATCAACGCCAGGGTTAAAGCTGACACATACCACGACAATTATATGGAGCTGTCTGACGTTGACAGCATCTCATATTTCCAGAATATCGAGGACAGACAGAAGTTAAGCGTCAAGCCAACATACCTGAACAACGGCGGAACTCTCACAACAGCAGAAAACGCGGTTGTGATCAATAATATTCTCGGTGTGATATTTGATGAGGAGGCTCTGGGCCAGACCATCATTAATCAGTGGAGCGCCACAACTCCATTAAATGCTGCCGGTGGATATTGGAATATTTATTACCATTTCACCGAAAGATATTACAATGATTTCACCGAGAAAGGCATTGTGCTTTTATTAGATTAATATAGCCATCTCCATCACCATTCTTTTTAGATATATGTAGATGCTAACTATCGCGGCGGCCGGGGTTTCCCGGCCATTGCCGTATTGGAGGATAAAATGTCTTTTACTGTCAGATTATGGAGCTTTAACAAAAGAACAAACAGCACTAAACACCCGTTGACGGATGACGCAACAAACTATAGTTGCAATGTAAAAAACGGGACTTCAATATATAGGCCCAAGATCGAATTAAATTTAGGTATGAGTGAGGATCCGTCACAGTACAATTACGCCAGGATCCCAGCTTTTAACAGATATTACTATATCGACGAGTGGGTGTTTGATAATGGGTTATGGATCGCCACAATGCATACGGACGTTTTAGCGACATTCAAGACCGAGATCGGAAACAGTGATCTATATGTGTTAAGAGCCAGCGCGGAAAAGGATGGCCGCATAGTTGACAATTTATATCCTTGCAAAGTTAATTGTGATTTTGATAGTACCGTGTTAGCATATCCATATACAGCCGGATGTTATGTAGTCGGGGTTGTCAGTGGTTTGGGCGGTTTTGGGTCCATAACATATTATGTATTGGACCAAACCAATTTAACAAAGCTTGTAAAAGCATTGGTTGAAGATGTTGTTGACACAGCGAACGGATTCAATTTAAGCGATGCAAGTTTTGCGCTTCAGCAATCAGTGGTTGATCCTATACAATATATTAAGTCGTGTGTCTGGATCCCGTTTGACGCAAGCGATATAACAACTATACCGTTAACTTTACCTTTGGAGGTTTACGGCTGGAAGTTTCCAGACGTTTTGGGGCGCTTAATGGTAGGAGTCAAGACGCAGAAAACATACACGTTTACAACGGTAAAGCACCCCGACACAGCAGCGCGCGGTAACTATGTTAATAGCGCGCCATATACACATGCAACTTTGAATTTTGCCCCTTTCGGAACCGTGGAAATTGATACAACAGTTATTTGCGACGTTTCACAGATAACAGTAAATTTAGATGTTGACACGTTAACGGGGCAAGGAATACTGCGAGTATTTGCTAATAATATATTGCTAAATGAATTAAAAACGCAAGTTGGTGTTCCTATTCAACTATCACAGATCACCCGGGATTATCTGGGAGCAGCCCAAAGCGCTATTGGAGGCGCTGCGGGTGCGGTGGGTTCTGCGCTTACCGGAGATGTTGCAGGGGCTATATCCTCAGCCGTTAGCGGTATAGGTAACTCCATCAGGGCGCTTGTACCCAGAGCGCAAACAATTGGATCCAATGGCTGTTTTACCAATGTTCAATACCAACCAAGGCTTGATTTTCAATTCTTCAGACCCGCAGAGGATGACAACAGCCACAACGGAAGGCCTCTTTGCAAGATCAGGAAGCCTGCAAACCTTGGAGGATATATGTTGATTCAGGATGGAGACGTTGGGAGCGTTGGTTTTCAGCAGGAAAACGACGAGATACGAAGCCAGCTTGAGAGCGGTTTCTATTATGAGTAGGTGATTAAATGGCAACATACACTCCCAGATTATCAAGAAGCGGGATGAACGGCTCACAATATTGGTATAGCAACACAAATCCGTTATATCCAACTTTCGGCCTGCCCAATTGCACATGTTACGCCTGGGGCCGGACGTGGGAAAACTCGGGATCTCCTCCGTATGGTTTCCCCACCGGAGACGGCGGTACATGGTGGAATCATTCCGACAACTACCAGAGAGGCCAGGTTCCCAAACTCGGAGCGGTCCTCTGCATGTCCGGAGGACCTGCCGGCACTTCAGGCCGTGGGCATGTCGCAGTGGTGGAGCAGATATACAGTGATGGGTCTATAATGTTTAGTAACTCGGGCTATTATCGAGGGGATGATCCGGTAAAATGGAATAATTTATATTTTTATTTGCGATGTGCCAGCCCTTCAGATAACTATCAATCAGGCCAACACGGTTATTATGGTTACGCCGGATATAATATACAAGGCTTTATATATAATCCCGTGGACTTTGATCCCGAGATAGACCCGGGACCGGATCCAGGACCAGGGCCGGGTCCTGAGCCGCCAGATCCCGGCGGACAGTATCCAACACGGCTATTATTATTTAAGAAGCAAATATACAGAAACCAAAGGAGGTTTATTGATGGGCTCTATCTCTAATAAAAATATACCGGCCGCATATGATTATATTAACGTATATAACGCGGCCCGCAAGCCGTCAACGGTTCATGCTAAAAATACCGGGCTTGCATGGTTTTTCAAAAGGTATCTTTTACAAAAGATTATAAGTGTATTCAAGTTTGAAGGGCTGCCAAAAACCTGGGCCGTTGATTATTTTCTCTACACTCTTTTCGTATTCGGCTATGTAGCTATCATTAACACGGATAAATTCGGAGTGATCCCGCAGCATTGCAGTTTGATGGGCTATGACGTTTTTTACAGACCAACAAACGCCGTAATTGCCAACCCTTTATTGAAAGGGCTTTTGCAGCCAAGGATCGGGGAAGATTGCGAGATTATAAGAATACAGCCGGATTGGTGCGGGTGCTGGGATATAGTTGAAGTATACGCGGATATGTTGGCACTGTCCGCCGAGGGCCTGGGATCTAATTTAGTAAACAGCAAATTTGCCTATATTTTCGGAGCTGAAAATAAAGCGGCTGCGGAATCATTGAAGAAAATGTTTGATGATATACAGAACGGAGACCCGGCTGTATTTATTGACAAATCTCTTTATAATGAAAACGGGGATCTATCGATTACTCTATTAACCCAGAATTTACAGCAAAATTACATTGCCGGAGAGATCCTGGATGATATGGCCAAAATCGATAGCCGTTTCAATACTGAAATTGGTATACCCAACGTAAACATTGCCAAGGCTTCAGGCGTTTCTGATCGTGAGGTTATGGCAAACAACGTTGAGACCAGAACAAAGGCAGAGTTGTGGCTGGAAACTATCAAAATGTGTTTAGAGCGTGTTAATAACATGTTTAACTTAGATATTACATGCGAGTTAAGATTTAAAAGCGGGGAGGCGTTGAACGATGGCAATGTTGACAATTCTGGGGTTGTATAACTATGATCAGACGATCTTTGAAGGGTTCGACGTTCCGGAAGGTATGGAGCGCCAAACAGCGCTTGATAATATACTTTTAGAGTGCGGCGAGCTGTCGTTAGTATACACAGATCCTGCATTTATCAAGCGAGCTATCAAACAATGGAAAGATAAAGAATTTAATATCTGGGTAAAGCTTTACAATACCGAAAATTTAGAGTATAATCCTATATGGAATGTGGACGGAACAACGGAAGAAATCGGAACCCGTGAACATGATCGCACTAACAATATCGAGCGGGCGTCAAGTACAACGGGATCCGGAAGCACAACAGAAAGCACGGCGGGTTATAATTCCGGGGATTGGGCAAACCATACCAAGGAACAGACCAGCACAACCGGATCAGGGTCCGAGGACGTGAGCGAGGGTGAGAGCCTGGATGAGTCAACACACGTCACAACCAGAAGGACCGGAAATATCGGCGTTACAACCACGCAGCAAATGATCCGGGAAGAAAGAGAAATTGCAGGATTTAATACTATAGACTATATTACACAGAGCTTTAAAAAGCGCTTTTGCGTAATGGTATATTAAAAGGAGGTTAAAGCATGGCCACGGGGTTTTTAAAATTTGATCAGGACCACACGGTATATATTGATCTGGACACAGAAACGGACGTTGTTAATAAAGCGGTTATTATTGACGCCGAGGATAACGAAACGCCTATTTGCGGCGGTGGAGGTAGTGGAGATTTCAGGATCATAAAAGCTACGCTAACTAATATCAGCCAGGAGAATCTGACTAATATCGAGTTTATGTTTAATAACATGTATTATAAACTGCCGAATTTAGCTGGAGGAGAAAGCGGCGTATGTTGGATCCCGGTAATAGGCGATAAAGTCTATTTAGCTCGAGCATCTTTTAGCAATATAACCGGCAACGCGGAAATTCTCGTTGATCAGTATAATACATTAGTAGCAACCGGAGATTTTAGCGCGAATGTAGCCGGGGCTATAGAATAAGGAGGATTAACCATGGCGGATATTAAAGTAAATAGTGGTCTCTTAGAGTTTAGCGAGGATCAGAAAGTGTTTGTTTCAGTAGAGGAGGACGACACAGTAACGAAAGCCGTTCTGATAGATAGAGAGGGTAACGAAACAGCTCTGGGCGCTCTTCCAACAAATGAACAGGTGCAAGAAGCCGTCAATGCTTGGCTTGACGATCACCCTGAAGCAACAACAACGGTTGAAGATGGCGCAATAACAACGGCAAAACTTGCCGATGGGTCTGTAACTGATGATAAACTTGCAGCAGACGGAATTAAGGCGGAAGTTGCAGCGCTGTCATTATTAAAGAGTGGCGTGGCAATTTCGGTTAATTGTGAACGTACAACAGACGGAGTTTTATGTTTTCCTACAATCATCCCTCCTGAAAATGTTACTGTCATCATACCCGCACAATATGACACCGTAATACTTAATGATGGGAAATACTCAAATATGATTTGGCTTGTTATGTATATACCTGATAGATATAAAGGTAAAGCCAAACTTGAAAATATCACAATGGAAGGCAGTGATATTGTAGAACTCACAAAAGAAACTGAAGGCGCCAGCGTAAGCCTTGCCGCCGCTCAGCCCGTTGCCAATCATACGTTATATCGAGTTGGTATAACACTAACAGGCAGGGTTGAAGTTGGGGAGTATAGGATGATTCGTTTCCTATTAACAGAATATGAGGACGACAACAAGCAGGAAATCGCGCATGAATACTACTCCTGTCAGATTAATATGAAACTGACAGAGACCGGCGCGGATGTTTCAAAGACTTTCATTCCATCATATCCCAAGTGTCTTACCGACGCTTTCTACATTCTTGGATCTTATAAAGGTATCGTATATGACAAGGCTGACGAAAAGACCGATAAACACTATCAGTTAGTTTCAGATATAACCGGAAACGCCGCTTCTCCTGTTATGGTCCACGGGTTATCATGTCTCATATCGAGTGAAGAATTCGGCAGTGATGGCAGGCCGGTTATACCTGTAATCAACTTGAATGACACATATATATATGGCGCGGCGTACCATGTCCCGGCACCAAATGATATTTCAGAAGAGGTGACACCATGAGCGGGTTATTTGAAAATTTACCATATACCAATTTTCACGAGTTAAATCTGAATTGGTTATTAAAAGTTGTGAAGGATCTTGCGGAGAAATACGAGGATCTGAACATACTTGACGTAATCGCGGATCTTCAGGCAGCTATCAACGGCAACACACAAGCTATCGAGAGGCTCCAGGCGCGTATGGCAGCGCTTGAAAACGGGGAATATATCGAGAACTATATACCCGCGCTTGCAAGCTGGATCAATAACAATTTGCAGGAGCTTGTGGCGCGTATAGCCAAGTTTGTAGTGTTTGGCTTAACCGATGATGGGCGCTTCTATGTTGATATCCCGGAGAGCTGGGATCAGGTAACCTTTAGCACGGGATACGATGAGAGCAAGCCCGAAGAGTATTTACACTTGATTTTAACAGTAGATTAAAGGAGGTATAACCTTATGAGCAGATACATAGGCGCCAGATATGCGCCATTGTTCGATGGACAGCACGATAGCACGAAGGCGTATGAGCCCCTCACGGTCGTTATCAGCGAGGGAAACTCCTATTGCAGTAAAAAGTATGTTCCGGCGGGAATAGCCGTGTCAAATGGTGAATATTGGGTCCTGGTGGGCAATTTCAACCAGCAGTTGGCCAACGTGGAGCAGCAGCTTGAAACCGTAGTAGCTGATACAATAGATAATACGGAATGGTCTGAGATCGCTCTGAATGAGGCGCAGGCGGCTTTTGTCAAGGCAACCGGTTGTTATATTAAATATAAGGCTATCGGAAAATTGGTTATTTTAGCAATCAACCTCGACGTGAACGAGAGCTTCACGGGCAACGTGAACTTATGTGATTTCCCCGATAGTATCAAACCGTCAGTGCCAGGATTCTTTGGACATTACGTTGTAGGATTCAGTGGCGGCGCAACAGCGCGCATTACAGCGACCAAGGATTCACC